TCCGGGCGCAGGTTAGCTATCGGGGGATATTATGTCAGGGCCACCACCCAAGCCGACACGACTCAGACTGCTGCAGGGGAATCCAGGGCGACGGCCGCTGCCGAAACGTGAGCCGCAGCCAGAAACGGGCGTGCCGACGCGCCCGGGCTGGTTGCTACCAGAGGCCAAGCGCGAGTGGTCACGGATTGTGCCGGAACTGGACCGGCTGGGGCTCCTGGCGAAGATCGACCGGGCAATGCTCTCCATGTGGTGCCAGTGCTGGGGGCTGTATGTCGAGGCGGTGAAGGACATTGACGAGAACGGAATCTCATACATGACAGACAAGGGCAATGAGGTACAGCGCCCAAGCGTCGGCGTGATGAACAAGATGATCGAGAAGATGACCTCGCTATCGGCGCGGTTCGGGATGACGCCGAGTGACCGATCCCGAATCAGCGTGCCGAAACCCGAGGCGAAGGACGAGTTTGCGGACTTCCTGGGCAAGGCGGCGAATGAGTAGGCATCCGGCAGTTGCGTACATGCACGAGGTTCTGGACGGCTCGATACCAGCGGGGCATCTGGTCCGGCTGGCAGTGGAGCGGCACCTGCGCGATCTGGAGGAGGGAGGGGCGCGGGGGCTGCGATTCGACCGTGCGGCAGCGGAGCATACCGTGCGGTTTTTCGGGTTCCTGAAGCACAGCAAGGGCGAATGGGGAGGCCAGCCGTTCGTGCTAGAGCCGTGGCAGCAGTGGTTGGTCTGGATGATGTTCGGCTGGAAGCGGGCCGACGGGCTGAGGCGATTCAGGACGGCCTATGTCGAGGTGGCCCGCAAGAACGGGAAAACGACGCTGGCCGCCGGATTGGGACTGTATCTGCTGGTGGCAGATGGAGAGCCTGGGGCTGAGGTCTACTCGGCGGCCACAAAACGCGAGCAGGCACGGCTCTCCCATGGTGAAGCCGTGCGGATGGTGAAGGGCTCCGCCGCGCTGAGCCGCATGGTGGGGGTGTTCAAGGACAACCTGCACGTGTCGGCGACGGCGAGCAAATACGAGCCGTTGGGCGCGGACGCGAACACGATGGACGGGCTCAACGTGCATGGGGCGATCATCGACGAACTGCACGCGCACCGGGACCGGAAGGTGGTGGACGTGCTGGAGACGGCCACCGGCGCGCGGCGCCAGCCGCTCATCTGTGAGATCACGACAGCGGGCAGCGATCAGTCCAGCATCTGCTATGAGCACCACGAGTACGCCCGGCAGATCCTGGAGGGGACGATCCAGGACGACACCTGGTTCGCCTACATCGCCAGCCTGGATGAGGGCGACGACTGGCTGGATGAGTCGGCCTGGGCGAAGGCCAACCCGAACCTGGGAGTGAGCGTGAAGCTGGACAATCTACGGCGCACGGCGGAGAAGGCGAAGCGACTACCAGCGGCGCAGAACGCATTCCGACGGCTTCACCTCAACGAATGGACGCAACAGACGGATCGATGGATCGACCTGGACCTCTGGGACGAGAACGCCGGCGACCCAGTGGCGGAGGAGGATCTGAAGGGGCGTGAGTGCTACGGTGGTCTGGACCTCTCCAGCGTGAGCGACATGACTGCCTGGGTGATGGTCTTCCCGAGGGCGGAGGACCCGGACGAGGTGGACGTATTGGCGCGGTTCTGGTGTCCAGGGGCGCGGCTGGGCGATCCCGGCAACAAGTACGCCGATCAATACCGGGCCTGGGCGCAACAAGGGTTCCTGCAGGTGACGCCAGGGGACGCAGTGGACTATGGCTTCGTCAAGAAGTGCGTGCTGGAAGACGCGGGGCGATTCAATCTCCGGGACCTGAACGTAGACCGGCTGTTCCAGGGCTATCAGCTCTCTCAGGAGTTGATGGACGAGGGACTGACGGTGTTCGGCATGGGTCAGGGGTTCTACTCGATGGCGGTGCCGATGCGGGAGTTTGAGCGGCGGCTGCGCGCCGCAGGGGATACGTGGTGTTGCGCGACGCAAAGCTGCTCAAATCACGTGGCGAGACGGTGCCGATGGATGGTGAGGTGGTGATCGACGTGGGGAACATTGACTTTGTGCAGGTGCTTCCCTGATGCCGGCGGTGGTGCAGAGCCTGGGGGCGCTGACGGATGTGGATGTGGGCTGGGCGCCATCGGCTCTGTATGGGCGGCTGCGCCTGTACAACACGCGCTACTACGATTATGCCACGCTGTACCGGACGCAGCCAAACGTGCGAACGTGCGTGGACTTTCTGGCACGGAACATCGCTCAACTGGGATTGCACGTGTTTCGACGAGTGAGCGATACGGACCGGAAGCGGTTGCGGGACCACCCGCTGGCGAAGCTGCTGGGCCAACCGTTGCCAGCATCGTTCAAGATGACGCGGTATCAGTTGATCCAGGGACTGATGGCCGATCTGGGGGTCTACTTCAATGCCTTCTGGTTGAAGGTGAAGACGAAGGGACCGATGGGTCTGCTGCGGATTCCACCTCCGTATGTCGCAGTCAAAGGAGGGCTGGTGCCCACGGGCTATGAAGTGACGGTGGGGGGCAAATTGCTGAAACCGGCGCCCGACGAACTGGTCCACTTTCGGGGATACAACGCGGCGAGCGCGATCCTGGGGCTGTCGCCGTTGGAGACGTTGCGGCGGGTGCTGGCGGAGGAACATGCGGCAGGCGACTATCGGGAGAGCTTCTGGGCGAATGCAGCCCGGATGGGAGGGATCATCGAGCGGCCGACGGAGTCTCCGGCATGGTCGGAGACGGCGCGGGAGCGGTTCAAGGCGGAGTTCGAGGCCCTCTACAGTGGATCGGAAAACAGCGGCAAGACGGCCATCCTGGAGGAGGGGATGACCTGGAAGCCGAACACCTTCAATGCTCAGGAGAGCGAATATCTGACCGGGCGGAAACTGACCAGGGAGGAATGCGCGCGGGCCTACCACATTCCTTTGCCGATGGTGGGGATTCTGGAGCACGCGACGTTCTCGAACATCCGGGAGCAGCACAAGAATCTGTACCAGGACAGCTTGGGGCCCTGGTTGGCGATGATCGAGCAGGACATCGAGATGCAGTTGCTGCCAGAGTTCGCGGGCACGAAGGGCGTCTACGTGGAGTTCAACATCGCGGAGAAGCTCCAGGGGTCGTTCGATGAGCAGACGAAGGCCCTACAGAGCGCGGTGGGCCGGCCCTGGATGACGGCGGACGAGGCACGGGCACGGATGAACCTGCCGAGCATGGGTGGCGATGCGGAGGAGCTGGTGACGCCGCTCAACGTGTTGGTTGGGGGCCAAGCGTCGCCACGGGACAGCGCGCCACCCAAGGCGATAGGCCAGGCCGATGCAGTCAAGGCAACGCGGGGGCGTTTGGACACGGCCTATCTGCCGTTGAGGGAGCGACACGAGGCCAAGTGGATCGAGGTGCTTTCGAGCCACTTTCGGCGGCAAGGAGCGGCGATCTCCAGCAGGGTTACGGCCAAGCACTCCTCACAGACGGAGTGTAAACAGTTCATCGGAGAGATCTGGTTCGACGGGGACAGGTGGAACGAGGAGCTGGGCGCGGATCTGCTGCGATTGAATCTATTGACGGCGGGAGCCTGGGGGGAGAGGGTGGCGACGGAGCTCGAGCTTGAGGAGTTCGATGAAGACCGGATGCTGCCCTGGCTGAGCGAGAATGCGCGGATCGCGGCCGAGGAGATCAACGCCACCACGCGCGATCGGGTGGCGGATGCGCTGACCGACGCGGAGCGGGAGCCGCGCGGTGCGATACAGCACCTATTCGAGTTGGCCCTGAGCGTGCGGGCGGCAGAGATCGCCAGGAGCAAGGTGACCACGGCGGCCAACTTTGGATCGCAGGAGGCGGCGAGGCAGGGCGGGCTCAAGACGAAGACCTGGCAGGTCAACAGTGCCAACCCGCGCGAGGACCATGCCGCTCTGGACGAGACCACGGTGGGAATCGGAGAGTTGTTCCCCAACGGGATGCGATGGCCGGGCGATCCGAGTGGCGGGGCCGAGCAGGTGGCGAATTGCCTATGCTCGGTGAGTTTTGCGTAGCACTATCGGTTGGCGGGAGATAGAGGGGGATGGCGAACGAATGGCGTGAGGTCCTGGCCAGACGACGCCGCACGTCCAAGACGCAGCGGCTGTATGAGGATGGCCAACCCACCAACAAGTACAGTTGGGACGGGATGGTCGGCACGTCCTTGCACTACGAGGAGGTGGAAGGCTCCGGCGAGTGGCTGGAGGTGGACCCGCGCATAGTGCCCAGCGATGAGCCTGGCTGGGACTGGGAGATGCAGAAGAGTCACTGGCGGTTCCTGGCCAGGAACGGCGGCTGGTTCGCCGCCGAGAAGCAGGGCGTGGGCATCGGGTTCAAGTTGGAGCGCATAGCCTACCTGAACATCGAGACCAAGGAATGGCAGGCCGTCCGCACGGCGAACTACA